CCACCATTGAGCGACGAACACCCGCCACACCGAGCCCTCGGCATCGGCGCGCTCGTACATGTCTTTCAGGTTGCCAAGGAAGCCGGGCGCGCCGGCGACGTCGAGGATGCCGCCCACGACCTGGGCCCAATCTTCGAAGCTGCCGATCGCCTCCTGGTGGCGCGGCCTGCCGGCGGCGATCCACGCCTGACCGAGGGTGAGGCAAGCCGTGACCAGGCGGGGCCGACTCTGCCAGACCCACGCCAACAGGTTCGGGTGGCGGAAGCCCTTACGCAGCCACGGCTGATCCTCGTGCGGATCGAGCCTGATGCGGACCATGCGCCGGGCGATCTCGTTCGAGAACTGCGGGTTGTTGCCAGTGGCGATCCAGACGCACCGGATCGGGAACCGGGTCATCTCCGACTTGCCGAGCACCCGGTCTTCCCAGTAGGGCGCGGTCAGCGCCGCCGCCACCGAGGACGCATCCAGCTGCCGCCGGAGGTTGTCGATCAGGAGGATTGATGGGATCTCGCGGAGCTTGGCGGTGAGCCGCTTGCGCCACTCGTCCTCGTCCCGGCCCTCGACCATCACGCTGGCGCTCATGCCGGTCGCGACGATCGAGATGGCATCGACCATCAGGGTGGCACCGGTCCCGGGCGCGGGCTTCTCCACCATGTGCAGTGGCGTCGGGCCCGAGATCATCGGACGGACGAAGGGCAGCAGCAGGAGCGCCAGGGCATGCGCGCGCTCGGCGTCGCCCACGAACGGGAAGTCGCCAAGTAGCTCGTCGAGCAGGAGAGAGCGCCCAGCCGCGATCTGCTGCGGCGTCGGTCGTGCCGGGACCGGCGCTAGAGCGAAGCCGTGCGCCGGCTGATACAGGAGCCGGGTCGCCGGGTGATAGCCGGGCGTGGTGATCAGCGTGCCGTCGCTGCCGAACACCGGCGCCGTCACGATCCCGGCGAGCACGGGCAGGGCCGGATCGGGTGTGGCGAGGACGTTCTTCAGGAGCACCGGCGGTGGGTAGGCCGGCACCAGATTGCCGTCGGGAGCGCGTTTGCGCCAGCTCACCAGCTGGGCCAGGACGTGGCGCAGGCGGTCCTCGGTGATCGGGCGCGGTACTGGTCGGCCGTCGTTGTCCCGCTCGACCCAGGAAGGCCCACCCCCGCAGCGATAGAGCCAGGGCGGCATGTTCGCGCCCAACAGGAGGCTCCAGATCCGATCGGTCAATCGCGCCAGGTCACCATCGTCGGCACGCAGCTGGGGCAGCGCAGAGGTGGCGCCGCCGAAGCCGAGCGGCCGATGCGTGCCGATCGTGGGCCCGGCGTCGCGTGTTGGCTCCGCCGACGCAGGCTCCGGCTGCCACTCGGCCGCGCCCTCGACCACGGTGCGGACGGCGTCGGGACCCTCCGCCAAGAGTAGGTCGTTGAAGTCGTCGCCGGCTGCCGGCGGATGGGCGATCCAGACCCGTCGGCCTTCGGCATGGAAGCGCTCGGCGGCGCGCCGGGCGGCGCCGAGACCGGCGCCCGCGCCGTCGTTGTCGGCGAGGACGACGACGCGCGTGACCTCGGGTGGCAGGACGACCTGCTCCAGGTTGCCCGACGACAGCGCAGCCCAGACCGGCAGCGCCGGGCAGGCCTGCATGACGGCAAGCGCCGTCTCGATACCTTCGGCGAGACCGACCACGCCACTGGTGCGGACTTCACCCAGCCGCACGGCGCCGCCGGCGACCGAGCCCAGCATCATCCTCGACTTCGGGACGTCCGCCTTGCCCGAGCCGTCTGGCGCCAGGTAGGTGCGGTGGATGGCGATACGCTCACCATTGGCGTCGCGTACGATCGCCACCAACGCGGGGTAGCCGGTGCGGGTGTCCCAGTAGGTGAGATCGGGGTGGAAGAGGAGGTCAGCGGTCTCGGGCATGCGCAGCCCGCGCCCGGCGAGGTAGGTCTCGCCCGCCTCCGCGAGCGGCGTCGTCCGCGCCAGAATGAGCTCAATCTCACGGGCAACGTTCTCGGCCCGCTGCTCCCTGCTTGCGTTTTCGGCGACCGAATGCCTGTTGCCATTGCTCGGCGCCGAGCCGGCGAGGTCGGCAGCGTATTCGATCAACGCACGCCCAGTGAGGCCGGTGGCGTGCTCGAGGGTGCTGAGCGGCCCACCGCCCTGGTTGTCGTCGAAGTCGATCCAATCGCCGGCGCGCTCGCCACGCAGCGCAATCACGCACGAGCCCTGCTTGCGCGGTCGGTCGCCGTGGATGTTGGCGAGCCGCAGCTCATCGCCGAGCCGCCGTCCGTTCGGGAAGTGGGACGGCACCCAAGCGTCGGCGGCGTCCCGGAGCCCGGCGACCACCGCGTCCAGGTCGTAGTGGGCCGGCGCGAGCCCGAGCGGGCGAGTGTCCGAGAGATCAATCAAGGATCACGAGCCCCCACTCAGCGCGGGTGATCGCGGTGTACAGCCAGCGGGCGCGGTCCTCGGCCGTGCGGCCGAGACCGTCGTCATACACAACGATCGTGGGGTACTGGGACCCCTGGGCCTTATGGCAGGTGATGGCGTAGCCCCACACCGCCTCGATCAGGCCCTTCTTGACCCAGTGGTCACGCCGCTCCCGGTAGGGATCTCGGACGACGTGGTCGTCAAAGTGGCCTTTGTAGATGAAGTACCGACCGGCGCCGGACGCCATCGGGCCGACCTGATCGCCATCCTCGGTTCGGATGGTCGCCGACAGGCAGACCGCGTTCTCATCGCGGACGTCAGACAGCTCGAGGAACATGCCGTTGACGATGCCGAGGTCGTGCCGGTTCTTGAGGCAGATGATTTTTTCGCGCGCGCCGTTGCCGTTTCTGCCGGTCGGGTAGACGGTATCGAAGCCGGCGGCGCGCTTCATCGCGTTGTTGAGCTGGACCCGGGTCGCATTGCGCCCGCAGATCACCTGGCCACCGCGCAGCATCTGCTCCGCCGCCACGCTCGCGCGCGGCATCTTCCACACGTACGCGTCGTGCTCGCCGTAAGGGATCGGCAGGCCCTCGCGAGCCATGGTGGCGAGGCGGATGATCGCGCTCTCGCCGGCCTGGCGGTGGATCTCGGTCAGCATCACGTCGGGCGCGGCCTTCGTGAACGCGCCCTCGCCCTTGATCGGCGGCAGCTGGCCGGGGTCACCGAGCACCAGGATCGGTTTGCCGTACGCTAACAGGTCGCGTGCCATGTCGTCGCCGACCATCGAAACCTCGTCGAGCACGATCAGCGCGGCGTCGCGCACGATCGACTGCTCGTTGAACACGAAGCGCGGCTTGTGGATGTCGTCGAGGCGGAGCTCGAGGCTGCGTAGGCGGGCTTCCTCGAACAGCCGGACGGCCGGATCGAGCGTCGGCACCTTGGCCTTGATGTCGGCAATCTCTATCTTGACCCGCTCGATCTCGTCGGGCGTGGCCTCGGAGACGCGGTAGATCAGGCTGTGGATCGTCGAGGCGGGGGTGCCGTTACGGGTCATGACCAGCGCGGCTTTGCCGGTGAACGCCCCGTAGAGCACGCCGTCCGAGGCGGAGGCGACCCCGTCCGCGTCCTTGGTCATCGTGTCGAGCCCGAGCTCGTCGATCGCGTGCTTCGTAAGGGTCGTCTTTCCGGAACCGGCATAGCCAAACACACGAAAGACCTGTTGTTCCGCGGTCCGGTGCAAAAACCAGTCCTTGATCTCACGGATCGCCGTCGCTTGCAGATCGGACGGGGTGAAGCTCGCGCTCATGAGTCGCCCTCCCAGCAGCGCCGGGCGTAGGGGCACCTCCGGCAGAGGTGGAAGTCGGGCGCGTTTGCGATCCGCGGCGGCAGCTCCTCCGCTTCGACCGCGCGCAGGATGTCGACCGCCCTATCGGAGAGCCGCTGAGCGTCGGCCGGATCGAACGGCACGACCTCGTGGTAGAGCTCCTGGGTGTTCTTGTTCATCGCCGTGAGCAGGGCGACGTCGAGCTCCATGTAGGTCATGTACAGCTGGCATTGCGCGAAGTAGAGCGGCTTCGACTGGCGGAGCCCACGCTTGACCAGGTCAGTCCAGGACTTCTGGTTCAGGGCCTTGTGCTCGAAGAGCGCCGGCCACGCGATGCCGACCTCAGGACCGCCGACAATCACGCCGTCGATGTGCCCGCGGATCCGGCCACCGGCGATGCTGAAGCCGAATTGCCGGCCGTCACGAGCGCGGGTGCGCAGATCGAACCCGGCGGCTTGCAGCCACCGGATCGTCAGGTCCTCGAACCGGTGACCGGCGTCGAAGATCCGCAGCAGACCACCGCCGAAGCTCACACCGCCATCGAATGCGGTATGCGTGATCTCGTACGCGAGGCGCCGCGCACAGGCCTCGCCGATCCGACTGCCGCCGAGGTAGTCGCGTGGTGGCTGGGCCCTGTGCGCAGCCTCGAGCCCTGCATCGACGAGCGCGTTGATGCGGACCCCGACGTCGCAGACCGCACTCGGCGCGCCATAGATGAAGCCGGACCCGGAGTTCAGGTCGACCATGGCGGGCATCAGCGGCAGCTCAGAATGGCAAGTCGTCATTGAGCGCCTGGCCCTGCATCGACTGCTGGAAGCCATCGACCGCGGCCTCGATCAGCTGGTCGATCTGCTCGGCCGTGAGATCGAAGAAGTGCTCCATCAGACCGAGCTCGGTCAGGATCTCAGCGAACGGGCGCCTGGCGTCCTTGATCGCCTGCTGCTCCATGTCGGTCTTGTCGATCATCCCGTTGTGTCTCCCGGCGAGCGCCGCGCCGGCGCCCTGGCAGCGCAGGGAGCAAAAGCGGTAGGTTGGGTAGAGGTCGTGGCGGAGTTGATGCACGTAGCCGAACCCATGCGACTCGCGGGCGCAGATCGCGCAGGGACGAATATCCGCCCATTCCGGATCGGGACCGCTCCGGCCCGGCAACAGCTCCGACGGCGGGCTCGATCGCGGGCCTCGGCCCACACCACGCTTCGCCGGAGCCATCGAACGTCCCAAACTACGAGTTCAGCCATGCCGGGCCGGCCGGCTTCGCAGGCTGGCTGGCCACGGCGCCATGAGTCGCCATGGGCCGCTGACAGGCTGCCGCGATCACGTGTTGTGCCGGGTTGGCGCGCTGCTGCGGCGCCCAGGCGGGCTTCCCGGCTACCGGGGTGTTGACGGCGGCGCTCTTGGCCGAGCGTGGCCGAGACGGGCTCGGCGGCACGTCCTCGCCGTTCATGACCGCGCGCCACTCTTTCTCGTTCGGCAGCACCGGCCGGTCGAGCTTGTTCTGGTCCGGGTAGCGGGAATCGTTGTTCGGCTCGACTGCGATCTTGGCGACGAACGCGATGCCGTCGAGATCGGCGAGACCACGCAGCCGGCGCTTCGCCTTGGCGTCCTCGCTGTGGTCGTCGGGATCGAGACCAAGTGCGCTGTCGATCATGGCGCGGAAGGTGCGCTTAGAGATGTTCCAGCCGATCGAAGCACCCTTTTCGTCGACCTTGCCGCCCGAGACCGTGAACGAATGCCAGAACTTGCGGCGGGCGAGGCGGCCCTCGGTCACCGTGAATTCGCAGTCGAGGCTCAGCACGTCGCTGCCCGGCGTGTTCGAGGCCTTAAGCAGCCCCTGGTCGATCTCGGTCTGGCCGTCCACGCCGCCTGGGCGGATAGTCATGGCGACCTTGGCAAACGTACCGTCGGGAATGAGGTCGCTGCTTTGCTGTGGCTCGACGTCGCTGAAGTCGTACATGTCGATGATCTCCGTGCTTCTGATCGTGGGGGGTCAGTCGGTTCGGCGGGTTCGGTTGATCCTCGTGAGCAGCGCGCCGAGGTCAGGCGGCTCCGTGACGTTCAGGTTTCCCGAGCGGTCCTTTGCCGGCAGGCCGTAGGGGTTGCCGCAACGGCACACCAGGCGGCGCTCCTGGCCCTGGGTCGGGTCGTGGCGCCAGCCATCGCCGTCTTTCGCGAACAGGCTCATGCTCACGACCTGGTCGACGATGCCTGGAAGCTCACGCGCCGCCTTGCCGCCTTCCATCTGCGGCTGCCAGTGCTCCCGGTTGAGGTCGTCGACGACCCGCTCGAGGATGCCGACGAAGATCACGGTCTTCCCGGGCGCATGCTGCAGGTGCTTCAAGAGAGCGATCACCTCGCGGGCCAGCAGCCCGTAGGCGCCGCGAACGTCAGGCTTGCCGGTCTTCTCGCTGAAGGATTCCGGCCGCGTCTTCGCCCATCCCATGCACTGGCGAGTGAGGTCGGTGATACTGTCGACGAAGATGATGCGCTTCTGATCGACCAGCCGGACCAGGTCGGGGTAGCTCTCGGCGACATGCTGGTAGTGCCCCGCAGAGAAGAAGCCGTGGGCATCGGCCGCCGGATCCACGCCGCCGATCAGGCAGGCGATGTCGACGGCGTCGGGCCAGGCCCGGATGGGGATGCTGTCGCCCGGCCAGCCCTGCACCGACTTCATGCCGGCCTCGAGGTCCACGCAGAGGGTGGTCTCAGGCGGCAGGGTCTTGAGCAGCGAGGTTTTGCCGACACCCGACGGCCCGAAGATCGCCATGGTGGTCTTGGCATTCGTCTCGGCGAGACGCTCGTCGGCAGTGACGATATGCAACGTCATGGCGTCCCCA